ATCTGTAAGCTCGGGGTTGTCTCCCCATCGGTCATAGTTTAAGCTCGCTTCAATGCTCACGATGCCCTCGCTCTAAGGATTTGTTCTCTAGTAAATGCATCATGTTCCACCACAGGAGTATCACGTTTAGTTCCCTTTCGTTTCTTTACCCTGTCTTCTTCGCCATGCGCTCGCCAAGCATCCCGACATCCGGCACACCTGCATCCGTTGGCGTAGTTGTTAGCAGAGGGTTTACCTTTGCATCCCTTTCTCACCTTTTCTTTCCCTTCTTAATCTAAGAATACGTTTGCCTAGTTTTCCGTATCTATCTTCTTGTTCTTCTTTCTGTTTTCTTAACGCTGTTTCAAACGCAGACTCAGTGAATGCCCACGTTGTGTCCAAAGCTAAGTAGCAATCTTCCAATGTCCATCCAGCGTTCAATGCCAGTTCAACAATATGTCTGATCCGTGCTGGTTTAACTAAAGGTTTTGCTTTCTGTCCTTTCCACCAAGTATTGAGCATCTCGGCGGTATCAGAAAAAGCTGGTGCTTGTGTTACCTCCAGCTTGATTAGCTCCCCCATCTATTCTCTCCTTAATGAGTTGTGCAAAGTTGTGTAATTCCATGACGACATAGGCTCCGCCTGTTCCGACGTTCCGGCGCTTCACTAAAGCAGCAGCAAACTTTGCTTCAGCGTTCACTCGTTCTTGCTCTGTCTCTTTCATTATCTGGGACAAAGAAGATAAAGCGTCCTTCCTATTTTTGCATTCAAATACAAACTCAGGAAGATCGAGACACTTTATATCACCTACATCTTTAGTCCCGACAAGAGGCAGCCGCATGAACTCATGCTTGGTGTAGCTCTGCAAGTACCGAACGCATTCGGTTTCCCATGCAGTCCCTTTTTGTTTTGATTTGCTCATTAGTTCTGATCGTCAGGCAAGTATTCTTCACGGTCATTATCCATGAAGAAAAGTTGCATCCCATTTTGTATTAAGAAAGAACGAGCTTGCTGCAATTTATTGTTCGGGTCCATGTCATATCCTGATGGATGATGGTCAAACTGTTCAACCATTTTCATAGCTTCTAAATCAAATTGATCTGCAAATTCTTTAGGTACCACTACTGAAAAGATAGTTACATCTTCGTTCAGTATCGGTATCAGAATGCTATGTTCATCCATTAGAAAGGCTCCGTATCATCCTCGATTTCGAACCCTTTTTGAACAGTCGAAACTGCGTGTTCAGCTACCGTATCACTTCTAGAACCCCTTGGTTCCCACCTCCACGAAGGCCCAGCATCATCAGCATATAGACGCAATTTTTTAGTTGTCTTGCCTTCTTTATTGGTCCATTCATCTTCTTTCATGCGACCTTTAATTATGACTCGCTCACCTTTTGATAGCTCAGAAATACGTTCAGCTAATGTATTAAAACATTTAACGTCGAACCAATGCGTAGCCTTAGTATCATCTCTACCCGTTGTCACAGCAACAGAAAACATTACGTTTGCTGTCCCTGATTTAGAGAACCTTAACTCAGGTGCCTGCCCTATATTTCCTGCAATGGTGATCTCACTCATTGTCTTCCTCTCTTTTGTTTAATATGTCAGCAAGAACGTAGTTGCCGTCTTGCTTATGCCAGAGATGTAGACCTAAGCCAACCCTCATAGCACACCTTTTAATTCCATCGGATGCACATGCTTTTAAACGTGCTCCATCTGTCTTCCAGTTGTTCGGATTTTCGCACTCACCAACCTCTTGTACCGAGGTAACTCGTCCATCAATCTCAACAGTAAGAGTGCAGAGGCAACCAGTGAGAGTACCATCAGCATCCCTAACAACATCATCAATATGAAAATCATATGGCCCCAGTATTCCTAATAGAAACTGTGTAACTATCCCGTGTGGCACGTACGCTGCTGCGAACTTGCCCGGTTTAGTTTCCACATACCGATCTGAAAATGGAGTAGCTAATTTAGATAGCTGACTCATAGTATTCTCCTTTTGTTTTAAGTATTTCGCTTACCGAATCTCCCATTGGTATCTCACATAGTGAACGGTGAGAGCAATAGTTACATTCCCAAGGGAGTTCTTCATCATTCCAAAGAGTTCTTAACCCTTCAGGTATTTCATTGTTAGCTAAAGAAGTCCCAGCTTGTAGCGCTTCTTCAGACATAACAAAATTAGTTATCTGTCTTAATGTTGCACCACTCTGTTCAATAACATCGTCGATGTCTATGATCCACTCAACCATGTCACCTGCACGAGCACGATCTTTCCACTTGCCCGGTGTTGCATCAGTACATACATAGATTATGTGAATGAAGTTGTAATCCAAACCCATAGCGTATGCCGCAGCTTGTAATAGATGTTCTTCTTTGGGTCCATCACGTCGAGCCATCCGAAACCCATAATTTCTCATGGTTTTTATTTCGATAACTACACGTTCACTATCTTTGTTTGTATAGATACCATCCGTATGGCCTGATCTCATGTACTCCGGCATTGACACTGGTACTTCAGCTATAAAATCTTTAAACGATTCGCTTTGTTGCAGTGCACACTGGATCTGATGATGCAATGTGTTACCAATTTCTCTAGCTACTAGTCCATTGACTGCATTGTCATAGTCAACTGTCGAAGCTGGTAGTCGTAGCCCATCATAGATTTGTTTTCTAATACATGATCCGACACTCGAAGCTCTAAGAAAAGACCCATCTGCTGTGGGTTTTATCTCATCAGCCATGCCGAGGTCAGCTATGGCCCATCGAGCCATCTCTATCTCTTGCATATTTACCTTTCTGATATCAGTTTATCAGTTTCTTCCACAAGTCCAGAGCTTCCAAGCCCCTTTAGTGTTGTAAATATGGTGAGCCATTGCGGTATTTGTTGGTATCTCATACCGCTTGGCCCACATTTTTTCACCGAAAATATCTGCCCAATAAAATTCATTCACTTGGAAATGTCCATGATCCACACCGTTGTAAGCCCGAGGATTGCCTAGCGATTCACACCACACAATTCCCAAAGCACGTACACAATCGCTGTCTTCCCATTCATATGAGCAAACAGATTCAGCGATCTGAACCTGCTCTTGTGGAATTTCCACGAAAGAAGCAAAGTCTAGAATCCGCCAAATAGCTAGCCAGACGTTCATCTAGTTGCCTCTAGCTTCATCTATTTTTTGGTCGCACCAATCAGACTCAGCAATCTCCCGAGCTTCAAGCATCTCTTCATACTCTTCTTCGGTGAGGTCTGCGTAAGGATCATCGGGCGGATCATCACTTAAATAAATCATTCCTCAAACCTTTCACCATCTACAGTTAAGACTTTGGCATTGCGTACTTCATTAGCAGCAAACGTCCAATGCTCACTGAACTCAGGTAAGTCGTCATTCTCACATGCGTTTATTACCTCATGGATTGCATCATCCAACTCTGCTTCTTCAGAGTTAATAGTGACCAACCAATACAAGGTTTGACCTACCTCAACTTCAAATGTCCGTGACATTATTCTCCTTTGCTTTGTTTTATTTGACGATCTATCTCATCCCACATTAATTCTGGCATTTGAGATACGTCTTTCCCGTAGCCTTTCGTTGTGCTACGCCACATATATTGAGGTCCAGCATGGCGCTCGGGCCTGATAGATGGACGAGTTTCTTGGGTATGACACAGCAAGCACACCACTGGTTCAATCATCCCAGCTTTTTGTGCTCGCTTCATCATCGGGCCAAGCAACCTGCCATTTTCCAATGTGATTCCGGCAGCTTTTAATTCTTCGTGGACCTCATCGCTTGTCCATTCAACATAAGTATTAAACTTTTTATAGCACCGTTGAATGGCTTGCTTTACTGCCAGTTTTTGTGATGGCTTCGCATATGTTTCAGCTATTGCCATGCCTCGGTCACGTTCTTGTTGACCAGTCATGTTCTTACTAATACCTTCGCTGCTTTCTCAGTCATCGGCAGCTTCCCGAACATTACGTTCGCTTGATGTCTGCGAGTACGATCTCGGCTGCTCTTAATACCTTTAACTGATTTATCTTTTTGTTCCCACGCTTGGACAGCCATGAGTGCACCCCATCTAGTGTTACGCACTCCAGCTATATCTTCATCGGTATGGAACCTCTTGTTTAGATCAGCTTTAGTATTAGACCATCGAGTTAGCTTGTTGTAATAACCCTGCTTGTTCTCGTTAATCGCACCATCTTTCAATGATGGAGACGGCATGTGCCCAATCAAATCAACAACTAACTGATCCCATTGGTGATCGACAAACTCTTGGTTAGCCATCCGTTCAATCTGTGCAGCGTATTGTGTATGACGTTCATACCCTTTACACAACTCTTCAACAGCTTCTTGCATCATGCCCTGTGGATCACCCATCTTCTTGAACTTGAAGACAGCTTCTTTATCTAAGACATTCCACTTGAATGTGTTCGCACATACAACGGCTGTTGCTGATTGAGTAGCGATCAAAGGAACTTTCTTGTCGTGACCATTGCCGATGTTGAACATCGACTCAACCTTCGACCAGCCCGGTATATTTATTTCGTCTTTAAACTTTAAAGATACATACCCGACAGCACCATTGTCATACGTGCCTACTGATTCGATAGTCTCAACTAATTCAGTATCAATAAGCATTCCAGTTAAGTCATCAGCTATGAACCGATGCTGAACTATCTGATATTTACTACTAACTTCAGCATGAGCAAACGGATAGTGCTTCATCTTCAAGACATCTCTGCCTTCAAGAACTACATCTACTCCATCATGTTTAATATTTATAGGGTGACGTTCAACTTCACACCAGTCAAAAGCCTCACGAGCTTTTTTCCAGTTGATGTGACCTACATTCCCTAACCTATGCCAAGGAGTCAACGCATACAAAGCGTGCTTGGCATCCAATTCTGTCATCCGATGTGACATTTCTTTCTCCCTTATTTTTGAGATCTTCAGGAGAGGGGACGCTAGGGCATCCCCTCTCCCTTTCTTGCAACTATTAGGTAACGCCCCATGTCTCCCCTTCAGAAGCCGTGGTGCGGACATCCAATAGCTACGTCCTAGAAGCGGCGACCTTTCCATGTTTCTTCGGTCACGCCTGCGTCTAATAATTTGATTGCCATTTCTTTGGCACGTTCTTCAGCTTCACGTTCCATGTCATCAAGCATGGACCCGATGTCGCTATCGATATGGTTGTCTAAAGCGAGCAACTCAAAGTAAGTACCCCGATCAGCGTCCCCGTTTTCTTGCAGATCTTCTAATCTTTGTTGGATATAAAGTCTGATTCCCTCTGCTGTACTGCAATCAGGAATCCTTATAGTCTTCGCATGTATCTTCATGCTTCCCTTTCGTTTAGTTTAATTATATCAGATGTGGCTGCCGTTCCGTGACTGATTGTGACATAACACATCGAAACTCCCATGACTTAACTTAACTGCCGTGACTTAACGCTGCAAACCTTGCCGCGGACCACCTCGACGTAACAAGGCACCACTGCCGTTGCTGCCACTGCATAGCTTGACTGTCCCCAGCGCAGGGCTTCTCGCCTTGCCTCTACGGAACACGACTGCCTCACCAGAGCACCCCTCAACGGGCCTGACCCTAAGATAACTGGACTGCCATGTCGTAACAGAAGCCGCCTTGCCTAGAAACTACTGTCCACTACTGCCGTGAAAAGTATTTCTTAATAGCAGTTGAAACAGATTTAAGTTCAGTGAACCCATCTATTTCCTGTTGTAAGTTAAGCAACTTAGTTTCAAGACGAACAAGTTGCTTGTTGTATTTCCAATCATCGTCCAACACAACAACAGAAGGATGATGACTTTGTGCTGCACCAGTACCACTACCACTTTGAGGCATCATAAACGCCTTCATCGGTACAGGTATTTCTTGACCGGTGCGAACAACTTTAATTTGGTATCGATTAATAAGCCGATACGCTTGTGCTTCCCTATATTTTTCACTAGCTACACTGTCATCCCATTCAAACTTAGAATGCAATGCAGACTTAGGGTTACGGGCTTTAGCAACAACAGCTTTAGCTGTTAGCTCACCCGTGTTGTCATAAAGTTCCAGCAACTCCATGTACTCAGGAGTTTCTGGCTCTTGTATTTCTTTAATCTTAGATGCCATGTTCTTCTACTTTCTTCTTATCTATTGTGTATCTTCCATAGCTACCGCTATAAGACTTAGGAGCAGCCGCACGCCATTCACCAACACCACCACGGCCACCTTGCTGAACCAATGCCAACACCGAGTGGGCATCCATCACATCAGGCTGATACTGAATATGCAAAATAGCACCCCACTCTTTATACTCAGCACGAGTACGCAAATCAGGAGAACCATTAGCATTACGCACTAAATCAGTACGCATATTTGGTTCACCAATAATCGGTATCAAATCAGGATCACCCGGTGCAGTACCACGCACAAAGATCTGTGTCTTAGCTAACACTAACGTCATCTGTTCAAACGCCCTAGCAGCAGTAACAGTCGCAGCTTTAAACGCTGCCGCTTTAATACCATCAGTACACTTAACGCCACCAATAGTGACAGCCTTAGGTAACATAATACGTGCATGTTTATAGTCCTCTAAAGGATCTTTAGGTGGACGCTCTTTAGTGTTTGTCTTCTTACCCTGCATAGATTCGAGCATTTGTTCCTTTGACTTATGACCAAACTCATTCATAATCAAAGGCGTAACACCCTGAATAGGGATAACAAGTTCACGCTCCTCTAAAATCCTGAGGCTAATTACTTCAGGCTCTGGTTGAGGAACAGGTACCGCTTTCGCAGTAGATTTCTTAGCTTTCGTAGGCATTTAAGCCCCTTTCATTGTCGTTAAATTAAATTGTTTAACCTATGTAGCATTTCTATGGCTACTCTCATCCCTTGTGGGGGGGAGGCTCGGCTGCGCCGGGGGTTTTTGCAACCTCTGGGTAAGCCGACCAAAAAAAGGGAGCCGATGTGGGGGGACACACCGACTCCCTTCTTTGTGCTGTCAGCCCATTTCAGGCTTGGCAACATTCTCGTTGCGGTTCTTCATCTCCAGAGTCTCACCAGCTTCCAGATCTGCAACCTGCTTGTCCTCTTTCACCCTTTGGTCGTGGAGATACAAAGCAAACTGCGCCTGATTGATGTTGACATACTGTGCCTTGCGACTCTCGATGTCGTAACCCACGGGGACTTCATATACAAACTCCACTCTCGGAGCACCCCACTTCTTTTCATCGTGACGACGCATATGGACTTCATACACAGTCGCTTCTGCATCGGGTGACCACTGCATGTCGATCATAAGGACCGTTCGACCTTCAATGTCCTCGTCCCTAGCACGGCTATCCCTAGCTTCTGCGTCGGCACCAGCTTTACACACTCGCAACCATTCGACCCGAGCCTTTTGCAACAGAGGGAACCAGTAATTGTGAGCCATCTGCATCGCATCCGGGTTCATCGATGAGCGCTCGTACCGAGGCCCGCCGTCGTTACCGATGATGTTCACAACGGCCTTGGCTTCATCCGCATTAGCCTCATTACCGATGTGGAATGCCGTAGCCGTTCCAAACGGTTGGCTGTCTAGGTTGTCCCAGCAATCCTTTATGCGCTGCACCAGATCTTTTCTATCGGCGTTCACGCTTACATAGTTTGCTGATGTTCGGTGCTCCATCGGTATTTCTACCATCTCACCGGTGTGTACATTTTCTATTTTAGTTGTCTTAGCAACCATTACCTTCTCTTTTCTTTCGTTAATGAGCAGTCATCTGCTACTCAGTTAAAAAACAGGAATGCCATATGGCCGCTAGGTGTGTCAAGATCCCAAGCGTAAGCGCAGCCGCCGAATCAGTTGTGTTACGAAACGGGTTCTTCGTAACAGAACTGACACATCTATGATGTGGGCGGTCGGCCCTTCGTTGGGCCGAGGCTCTCTTTACTCGGCTAGCGGCCATATGGCAACGCCCCATCAAATTTTCCGAAACCCACGGGGTTTCAGGAAATTTTATGCACCGGCCCCTGCGTTGGGGCAAGCCCGTGCTATTTCGATAGTGACCGGCGGTAAAGGCTCGGCCTATAAGCGAGCACGTCGCCCCAAGCGACGTTCGGTCACCGCTATGCGGGGGCCGTTCTCGCCCGAGCCGTCTGTAACGGCTGTTCTCCTCCGGTTACTATCGTTTACGGGCTTAGGTGGTCCCGACCCCAGACCCAAGTCTGGGGTTTCCTTGCCGCTCCGCTTCTTTGTCTGCGGAGTGGTGGACCGGGCCAGCTTGTGCTTCAGCGCAAGTGGGCTGGCACGGACCAGTCGGGACGGGCACTCCTGTCACTGAGTACTCCAGCAAGAGCCAAGCTCTGCTTGGGTAATCACGGCGCAAAGCCGTGATCTCGGCGTCGGGAGGGGTCACTTCCCTAAACGCTGGGAGGATGTCAAACGAGCTTTAGCTCGTTCCGACCTAGCGACTTCCGAATTACGGCAGCGAGCGGATGCGAGTCGCCTCGTACAGTATCGGTCGATTCCAAAAGAATCGTCGCATCTCCGATGCGTTGCCGATACTGATTAATTCGTGAAGTTCTTTAGGGGCCGGAGAAGCGCACCGTGTAAGCGGTGCCTCCGGCGCAGCATTAAACCTTACAGACAACCTTACCCCGAGGCAGACTCCAACAACCACACAGAAATAAGTAAGTCACGGTGTACCCCGGTGGGTTTGTTTGGTACTTACCGGGTAGCACCTTGTTTTATGACGGTGAACAAGGTTTAATAGGGGAGTCTGCCGAGACTCCCCCCCACATATATATGATTATCGGTGTTTTGGGGAGTTTGGTTCAGTTGTTTGGGGGTTGTGTTGGTTATGTCCTTGGTATCCTCCGAGTGTTGGGGCCACTCTCGCCTTGACCGAGCCTCTCTGTGCTGGTCGCTCTATGCCCCCCGTGTGGTGTGGGCCGTCGTGTCTGGACATAGAGTCTGAAGCCCCTCTGACGGGCGATCGGACCGGTGTTAGCGGCGAGTCGTTGGAGAGTGTATCATTTCGTTTCTGGGGGTTGACACGTTTTGGAGATTTTATGGCTGAAAAAAAGCAGATGATTGTGGATCGGGAGCGTTCTCAGATTGAGGCCGACGAGATCTTCCGGTTAATGCAGGGCAATGGTAATCAGTCCCGTATTAATGACGGGAAGCTTTCTCCTTCCTGATTTGTTATGACAATCGAAGATATAGCTGAACGCTCTGACGTTTGGCGAGACTCGATAGAACATATCCTTAAAAATGTTAAGGCTATTGTTGGGGCGCTTGTCGCTGCGTGTATTGGTGTTTGGGCGTTTTGGCCTGATAGTGAGCCACAACCTACTGCACCAATCACGGATGAGGCGTGTGTCGCATTACTGGAATCGTTGAACGATGAAAGTGTGCGAAACTGGTCAGAAGAACAGTGGGGCGTCTTCGAGGCGTCGCAGAGAGCGTTGGAGTGTAACTGATGGCTGAAGACATAGAGAACGATTTTAAACAAATCAAGGTCAGCCGCCTAACCCTCGGCCTCATAATGTCTG